GGTTCGATTTGGTACTTCTGCTGAATTGCCATTCGGGGGCTTCCCAGCAGCTTCTCTCTTAAAATGATCCTCTCAGAAACAGTAAAAGCTAAATTTGTAGAGCAAGCAAAGGCAGAATGCCCCAGAGAAGCCTGTGGGCTAGTCATTATTAAGAATGGTAAGCAAGTTTATTGCCCTGCAAAAAACCTAGCAAAAGGATCGGATAACTTTATCTTAGATCCCCTAGACTATGAGAAAGCCGATACAGCAGGCGAAATAGTCGCAGTTATACACAGCCATCCAAATATGAGCGCAAAGCCTTCTCAGGCTGATCTAGTGGCTTGTGAGGGTAGTGGATTGCCTTGGTTTATCTGTGGAATACCTAGCGAGCAATGGGAATATATAGAGCCTAGCGGTTATATTGCGCCTTTAGTGGGTCGGCAATGGTCGCATGGGGTATTAGATTGCTATGCCATTATTCGCGATTGGTATGCTCAGGAGAAAAATATAAGCCTTTTAGACTTTGAAAGAAGCGATGAATGGTGGAAAATGGGGGGTAATCTTTATTTAGATAACTTTGAAAAAGCAGGATTTAAAAGAATAACCCTAGAAGAATTGAGCTGTGGCGATGTCATATTAATGACAGTAAATTCTACAGTTCCGAATCATGGGGCTATTTATTTAGGCGATAATATGATCCTGCATCATGTTCATGGAAGGCTATCTACTAGAGATATTTTTGGCGGTTATTGGCTTAAAAATGCAATGGTATATCTAAGATATGAAAAAAATACAGCTACTCGGTGAATTAGGAAAAAAGTTCGGTAAGAGCTTTGATTTTGATGTTCGCAATCCAGCAGAAGCGGTAAAGGCTTTATGCGCCAACTTTCCAGAATTTAAGCAGCATTTAGTAGATTCTGAGAAAAGAGGGATAGCTTATAAAGTCTTAGTCGGCAAAGAAGCTAAATCTGTAGATGAGCTGCATAATCCTTCTGGCAAAGACTCTATTAAATTTGTGCCTATTTTGCAGGGCGCTGGGGGGGGTCTTACAAATATTATTGTTGGCTCTGTGCTTTTAATTGCAGCAGCAGCTCTAAATATTGCTTTACCATTTAATCCAGTTTCTCCATATTTAATTAGCGCTGGAGTAGCCATGATTATTGGCGGAGTAGTACAAATGCTTACTCCTATGCCTAATATGAATGCAGACACATCTAATAATCAGCCAGACAATAAGCCATCTTATGCCTTTAATGGCGCAGTCAATACCACAGCTCAGGGCTATCCTGTGCCTGTAGGATATGGGCGCATGATTGTAGGAAGCGCAGTTATTAGCGCTGGCATTGTCGCAGAGGAATTGCCATGAACAAGAAAACTATTAAAGGCGCTGGGGGCGGTGGCGGTGGTAAAGGCGGTGGCGGTGGCGGTAGCGGAAGGGTTGCGCAGGAATCTCCTGATTCTTTGCGATCTATTGCTTATGCTTCTGTTTTGGATCTGGTATCTGAAGGCGAAATTGAAGGATTGGCTGAAGGCTTAAAATCAGTTTTCTTTAATGAAACTCCTTTGCAGAATCCGAATGGATCTTATAACTTTACTGGGGCTACAGTAGTTAGCACCACAGGCACACAAGGGCAAAGCTATATTCAGGGCTTTCCTAATGTCGAGAATGAAATAGGTGTATCTACTCAGGTAGAAACTGTCGCTCCTATTGTTAGACAGATTAGCAACTCAGAAATAGATGCTGTAAGGGTAACTATCTCTATCCCTGTCTTAACCCAGCAAAATGTAAGCAATGGCGATATTAATGGCGCTTCAGTTCAATATGCTATCGATGTTCAATCGAATGGCGGTGGCTATGTTCCGCAAATATTAGGCGCTGTATGGAGTTCTAATACAGTCAATATAGTTTCTACTACTTCAGCAAGAGCTAATCAGCCTTTGTATCAAATCCAGATGGCAGTAACAGATACAAGCAATAGCGCAGTTTATGTAGCTCAATACAAGCTGCAATCTAGCGCAACTTGGCTAACTGCTGGCATTACTACTAAAGTAGATCAAACAGTAGATAGCTACTGGGATGATTATGGCTATCAAGAAAATACCACTACTATAAAAACCTTTACCATGCCTATGCAGGCAGCAGGCTTATGGGAAATGAGAATTGTTATCACTTCTGGAAGCCCTTATATCAGCGCTGTAAATGGTAACTATGGGACTCCATTCGCAACAATCACAGGCAAGACTACTTCTAAATATCAAAAAAGCCACAGAATAGAATTAACTGGAGATGCGCCTTGGGATATTCGAGTTCGCAGGATTACAGCAGATAGCACTTCTTCAGCATTGCAAAATAAGACTTTCTGGGATTCTTACACAGAGATTATTGATGGCAAGTTTAGGTATCCTAACTCGGCTATTGTAGGAGTCCGAATTGATGCTTCTCAGTTTGATTCGATTCCTAGGAGATCTTATGATTTAAGACTTCTTAAGGTAAAGATCCCATCAAACTATAACCCACAGACTAGAGCCTATTCTGGGGTATGGGATGGCACTTTTAAAGTAGCTTGGACTGATAACCCTGCATGGTGTTTCTATGATCTGGTAACTAATAGCAGATATGGATTGGGCGGATTTATCCCAGAAGCGCAAGTCGATAAATGGACTTTGTATGCTATTGGTCGCTATTGCGATGAGTTAGTGCCTGATGGCTTTGGCGGTACAGAGCCTAGATATACTTGCAATATCTATTTCCAAACTAGAGAAGAAGCCTACACAGTCATTAATAATATGGCTTCTATCTTTAGGGGTATGCCTTATTGGGCTAGTGGCGCGATTACTCTTGGCTATGATGCCCCTAGCGATCCTGTATATCAATTCTCTAATTCTAATGTAGTCGATGGAATTTTCTCTTATCAAGGCAGCGCTATTAAGGCTCGCCATACAGTAGCTTTAGTTACTTGGAATGATCCAGAAGATTTCTATCGCCAAAAGGTCGAGTATGTCGAGGATGCAGATGGCATTGCTCGCTATGGCATTGTGCAAACAGAAGTAATAGCTGTAGGGTGTACTTCCAGAGGACAGGCTAACCGAGCAGGGCGCTGGATTCTATTTACTGAGCAATCAGAAACAGAATTAGTAACATTTAAGACAGGAATCGAGGGCAATCAGATCCGCCCATCGAATGTCATTCAGATAGCAGATGAAGCCAGAGCTGGCACTAGGACAGGCGGTAGAGTATCTTCTGCTACTACTTCTGTAGTTACTGTGGATCAGAATGTAAGCGGAATAGCTAATATTGGCACAGGGACTTTATCGGTAATCCTGCCTAGCGGTACTTTAGAAAGCAGATCAATTAGCTCTGTTACTACTAGCGCGATTACTGTCAGCTCGCCATTTACAGAAACTCCTGCGCCTAATGCAATCTGGATGGTGCAAACTTCTACTCTTTCATTACAGACTTTTAGGGTAACTTCTATTGTAGAAGAAGCAGATGGGCTATCGATTACAGCTCTTGCGCATAATCCTGATAAGTATGCAGAGGTAGAGCAGGGCTTAATCTTAGCGCCTAGGGTAATTAGCTCTTTATCGCTAGTGCCTGCTGCGCCTAATAATTTGGTCGCTTCTGAATCTTTGTATGAAGAAAATGCAGATGTTAATGTATTGGTTACTCTTTCATGGAGTCCAGTAGATCGCGCCACAGGCTATCAAGTATCTTACAAGGTAGGAGATCGCAACTTTATTAATCTGCCTGTTACTTCTGCAACTTCTATAGATATTCGCAATGCAGTAGAGGGAACTTATACCTTTAAAGTATTTGCAATTAATTCGATTGGGAAGCGCAGCCTGCCTACAGAGCTAACTACTCAGATCTATGGCAAAACACTTCCGCCTGCCAATGTAACTAATTTTGCTGTAAATATCATAGGCACACAGGCTTATTTATCTTGGACTCCTGTGGCAGATCTGGATTTAGCTTATTACAGAATCCGCCATTCTCGGCTAACTTCTGGGGCTACTTATTCAGATGCCATAGATATTATTGATAAAGTAGCGCGCCCTGCTAATACTGCTGTAGTGCCTGCTATGACAGGGACTTACTTTATTAAGGCTTATGACAAACTAGATTATTCCTCTATTTTGGCTACAGAGTCGGTAGCGATTATTAATGATATTTCTGGGCTTAATGTCATTGAAACCATTACAGAATCGCCTGATTATCTAGGCGAAAAGATCGAATGCCATCCTACAGATGAAGGCTTGGTATTAGATACAGCGATTGATTTTGATGATGTAGAAGGCTTATTCGATGATGTAGAAGGCTTATTTGATGGTGGCGGTGGCACTACTTCTACAGAGGGAACTTACTTCTTTGAGAATTACCTAGACTTAGGCAATATCTACACAAGCAGAATTACAGCGATTGTAGATGTAGGCAGGGTAGATTATGTAAATACCTTTGACTCTAAGGAAGGTTTATTTGATTCGGCTGTAGGCGAGTTCGATGGCGATCCAGATGATTTCGATGATACCAATGTAGAGTTATGGGTATCTACTACTGATGATGATCCAAATAGCTCTCCTGCGATCTGGTCGGCATATCGGAAATTCTTTGTAGGAGATTACAAAGCCAGAGGATTTAGGTTTAAGGCTGTGCTTACTTCTACAGATGAAACAGCAAGCCCATTGCTTAAAACTTTGACTATTAGTGTGGATATGCCAGATCGAGTAATCGGTGGGGATGATATAGTTAGCGGTACTGGAGCTGGGGGATATTCTGTGGTATTTACTCCATCATTTAAGGTATCGCCATCTATCGGTATCATGGGGCAAAATTTACAGCAAGGGGATTTCTACGAAATACCCACAAAATCAGCTTCAGGCTTTACAATTAGATTCAAGAATTCAAGCGGAACTGTGGTAAGTCGAACTTTCGATTATGTAGCTAAAGGCTATGGCGAGCTTGTAACCTAGGAGAAATGAATGTCACAGCATGATCTAAATATTGCCAATCAAGGTTTCCCAGCTTTTAGAGCTGATCTTAATGATGCCTTGGTCGCGCTTGGCTCTACAAATTCTGGGGCTACTGCTCCTGCTACTACTTTTGCTAATCAGCTTTGGTATGACACAGCAAACAATATTCTAAAGATTCGCAATGAAGATAATGATGCTTGGATCTCGATTGTTACTTTTGTAGTGGCAGTCAAAGGTACAGCAAACTTTAAGCAAAAAGAAGTAAATATGCTGCCATTGTTTTTAGAATGGTACAGCTCTAAGGATGCGCCTTTGGTCTATGCCTTTTGCTTT